AAATATGTGCCCGTAGTTCAGTTGGATAGAATACGAGTTTCCTAAACTTGGGGTCGCAGGTTCGAATCCTGCCGGGCACGCCAAAAGGACCTGTAGCTCAGTTGGATCAGAGCGTTGGTTTGCGGAACCAGAGGTCACAGGTTCGAATCCTGTCAGGTCCACCAATGCCGCAATAATTACTTGTGTGAAACGATTCTATAGCATAAGACTCAAACACTACCAGGAGTTCATACCCACGACCGTGGCACAACAGATGCTTAAGGAGGAATCTCCGATGATACGATACCTAGACGACAACCAGGCGCTGGAGTTCCGATTCATCAAGTCACGCAACAGGTTAGATCTGTACGCGGACGAGAAATATTTGATGTTGGCCAAGATGAAGTACAAGGACGTGTTCGAGAACCGTGCCAGGATGGGATTCATGGAACTGTACATCAGTAGGTTGATCAAGAAGAAACTGTCACTAGCGAAAGGCAATTCGTAATGAAGTTTGGATATTTCAGCGACGAGTCCTTACCAGAATCAACTCATGGCTATAGGTGTCCGTCTTGGAATCCCATGCCCGATGGGAAAAAGAATGTTGTGGTGCTTGGATGTTCACACACCTGGGGTGTTGGTCTCGAGGACGACGAGCATTGGGTACACTTCCTGTCACAGCACAACACCGAACGATTGAGATACTGGAATCTAGGACAGCCCGGTGCCAGTGCCGACAAGGTGGTCCGCATACTGCACGGGTGTCAAAAAATAATTGATCCACGTATCATAATTGTGTGTTGGCCTTTCTGGGGACGCAGGGAGAGATTAGGATCCTACGCACAGAGTCTGACGAGTAACGAAGAATCACTCAAGACAGAGACCGATGACACCGACAAGAACAACTTTCTCAAAAATGTTTTCTTCGTAGAGAAGTATGCCGAACAACACCAATGCAAGACTTTCCATTGCTTCGCACAAGACAATTATTCTGAACACATCGAAGGGGTAAATGTTTTAGAAGACTACACTATTAAGAATTGCTGGCCATACTGGGACAAGTTCGAACAGAGACAGCAATTCAACACCCCAAGTCTTGCCGCTGACGGAAAGCACTACGGCGTTGACCACCACAAACGCTTTGCTACACTGTTTTTAGAAAAATTCAGTTCAAAGTTAAGATAAAGTCCAAGTCCGTACGATTGGGTTTTCTTTAGCCTTGGCTAGTTCATTCTGGAATTCCGGATCATTCATGAAGGTTTGTCGGGCATGATCCATGTTTGTGTTCCAGTCCTCGATTTTGTTCAGGAACAATTTGTCTACGTGGTATCTGTTGGCCAACTCCGCCATCGAGCACATTTCGTGCCAGTTGTCCTGCTGAACAACCATGTGCAGTTGGAACTCGAATCCGTGTTTCGCCTTCAAAAGTTTTGCGTGTTGCAGGGCATCCAATATTTTGTTCCATTTTCCACCAACTCTCAATTTTTCATAGGTCTCTGCCGAGGCGCCGTCCATGCTGATCCCAAATCTTGTTAGTTTTGACATTATGTGAGGAACTTTCTCATGGAAGTCGGGCAACATCAGACCGTTGGTCAGTAGGGAATAATATATGTTGTCTTTGCTAGGGGTCTGTGTCATGAAGTGCCTGTACACATGTGAAGCGAATGGATCTCCGTCTGATCCTATATGCACAGTGATCCTTTTCCTGTGCGCCTGTAACCATTCGTTGATACGGTCTGCCAATTGTATGCCCAGGCGGTACCTGTTACCAGCTTTATGGAAGATCATGTGGTTCCTGCAACTGGGACAACGCAGATTACAACTGTCGTCTATGGCTAGCCTCAGGTGCTGTATGCCATCGGGCTTGTGTGTGGGCCACAGGTTCCTTTTGATGTAACTGCATTGCTTTTGGTTGCAGTAACGATAGGTGTTGTCCGTGATACTGTCCTGCAGGTGCCTGTGCATGGCGGACCCGATGATCTCTGACAGTGGCTGTACCTGCAGGTTGCCTATGCTCTGTGGCAACCACGCGGTGCATTCACAGGCGTAGCACGATCCCTGCTTGTCTATGAGTATGGTGTCCCATGGCCGAGAACAGTTGCCCTTTATCCCCAGGTCCTTGCGGGTGTCTATGCCGTAGTGGTCAAACAGCCGTTGGTTTATCTTCATTTATCAGGATCCGTGATCATGTCCAGGGTGAGGGGTTTAGATTCGTCTGGTTTCTGCGTGGGCATCGGCTGTGCCTTGTGCCTGCGCTGTTCTCGTTGCTGTTGCTTCTGCATCTTCTTGGCACCGCGGGTGCTCTTGTAGTCGTAGTGTATGCCCATGATGTCACCTCCGTTCGTTGTAATTATTCGTCTGGGACCGCGTGTAAAAAGTTTACCAAATGCAACGATTAAGTGTTGCTATTTAGATAAATATGCCGTACAATCCAGAGCGATCGCCAGGCCAGTGATCGCATTTTAATCATATAGGAACACAAGGAGAAAAATCTATAATGAAAATGACAAAGAAGAAGACGGCTATAGGTGCGGCCATAATCATCGCACTGATAGTGATCGGTTTCCTGATGAAACCAAAGCCAGCCGAAGCGGCTGAAATGACGGTGTTTGGTGAACTGAACTACATGCTGTCAAACAACGAGGACGCCAATGGCGTTTCAACATCAAAGGCCGAGAACAACGGTTCATCCATCGGCGTGGAGTTTGCGCAACCCCTGTCAGAGGGCGTGGACGGATTCGCCACTCTTGAAGTGGACATCGACGCGGATGACTCGGGTTCCAACCCATTTGACTCCAAACTGGCCTTCGCCGGTGTGGACATGGGCACCGCCGGAATCATATCAGCGGGTAGACAGAACTCAGTGTTCAAGAGCGCAGTGACATCTAAAACAGATGTGTTCCCAGAATACGGAAACGCGGCCGCACAGAAACTGTTCAGCAGGGACTCACACACAGTGATCTACTCTAACACTTTTGGTGCAGTGACGTTGGACAACTTGGTCAAGGTTGATGGCACAACGGGCAAGTCGGGTGTTGACGTCTACGAAACGGCGGCCAGCATGGACATCAGCGACAGCCTGAACGTGGGTATTGCCTACAGCGACGACAAGGTAAACGAGATCCAGTACACAGGTGCTGGCCTATCATACAGCCTGTCGGACGCGACCACGATCGGTTACAACCACACAATCAAGGACGTGGAGTCTACCAACACTGAGACATCAGCGAATGACGTTGTAGTTTCACACGTGATAGACAACACCACATACTCGGTGGGCTACGGCAAGATCGAGGATGGAGCACAGTACAGCACGTTCGGTGCCGAAAAGAAGATCGGCGAGAACTTCAGCGTGTACGGTGCGATAGAGATGACTGACCCAGCGTCTGGCGTTGACACGCAGGATGCCGCGGCGGGAATCAAGTTCACATTCTAATCTGAACTACACTAAAGCCGGCGGATATCTGAGAAGGTCAAGGTCGGCTTTACGCTTTTTAACGCGTTCGCGTTATTTTCTTTTTACGCTATCTTTGGTAATTTACGCTAAAGCAGATTATTCTGTTTGATGTGTTCTACAATTAATTGCGCCCACTCGTGATGTCCTTGTTGATTTGGGTGTCCGTCGGTTGGTGATTTTGTGCATTTGTTCTTGACGCAAAATTCAAAATGACTCTGACAGTAATCATTATTTTTCAAGGTAATTTTTTCAGAGCTTCTGGTAAACCAATTAAACATTGTCTTCAGGGTTGAATCTATTTCAGATGAAGGTTCAAAATTGTAAAAATGATCTTGATCCACTGCTTGTTTGAGTACGCCAATGTCTCCTGTTTCTGGTAGGTTATTGCTTAACGCCCAATAGAACACGTATGGTATGGAGTTAAATTTGAAAAAGGTCTGCAGTTGGAGTATACTTGTGAGTGTTTTGATCGCGGCAGTGTGTTCAATATTAAGATCCTTGTCATCCAGAAAAAATTCCTGTTCCCAGGATCGCCAACTACCCCACTGGTAGGTAAAATCTGCCACAGCTCTTTTTATTCCTGGGGTTCCTTTACTTTTCATTTCCTCTGTGGACATCCTGTGGATGTAGTCCCATCGGTGTGCAGAACTCCAACCTATGCTGACAAAAGTGTCCTTCATGCGTTCTGGATTTTTCAAAAACCAAAGGAGCGTGGTGTTTGCGATCCTCTCGTTGCCCCTGCCACCTTTGGCCAACATTACAGTTTCAGAAAGACCGAGTAGGTCCCCTATTTTTTGATGTGCACTGCGATATGTCTTCTTGGTAGAGAATGAACATCCGTTGGATAAATGATTCGTGATAGGCATGTCCATATTTAATAAGTATTTGGTATGAGTTCAGAATTAAAACTCGCTGAAGTACAAGTACTCTACAACATGTGTAGACCGCATATTCGATCTTTCAGGACAGCATTGGACATAGGCTGTGACATATTTCATTTTGCTTCTCAGTTGGAGAATGATTTCCAACACATACACTGTTGGGACTTCAGGGACAAGTCATCACAGATGACACGAGTAATCAAAGATACAGACAAGATCTCTCATCACGTCACAGCACTGGGCGAGGATCCAGGTGTGATGTACACCAAGCCGGGGGTTGGTAGGATCAAGAGTGATCAGTACGGAGGATCCAACACAATTAAGGTCGAGGTCAACACCCTAGACTCATACGGATTGTTCAGTGACATAGACTTCATAAAAATGGACGTGGAGGGTTACGAACCCAATATCATACGTGGTGCAGTAAAAACCATAGAAAGCAACCGGCCTGTGATACTCTGTGAGATCAACCGTGGAGACTTCACAGCCAAAGAACTGTTAGAATCGATGGGCTATGAGTTGATCGATGTCTACCATAAAAATGGTCAGCCGCATGATTATTTGTTTGTTTGAAATACGTTCTAAGCGTCTATTTAAATTTTTTAAACACCACTTCTTTTTTTCTGGATCGTCCGATCTCTCTGTAACCTATACTTTGTAAAAAATCTATTATTTCTTTTCCTTTCTTTTTTTGTTCTGCACTTTTGTGCTCGATCTCAACGTTTAGCACACAGTCATTGTTCAATAAAGTTTCTCTACCTCCTAGTAGTATGTCGTGTTCACTACCTTGTGTGTCAATTTTTATCAGGTCCACGCTTGTAAAATTGTAATCGTCTAGTTTTTTTATTTTGGATATTGAGTTTTCGACGTCGTCTTCGAATATCTGATCCCTGAAAAAACTATGCCCTCCGGACGTAGTTTTTGATTTATAAAAAGTTTTTTCTTCCACTTTTGACCCTAAACCCACTTTGTACAGATTGTAGTTTGTTTTACCTTTTAGATTGGCCTCCAAGCATTCAATGTTTGATGGATCCGGTTCAAATATTTCTACGGTTTGAAATCGATCACAAAATTCCCTGCTCCAGAATCCTATGTTACCACCAATATCTATGGCATTCCGGAATTGTACTACTTGTCTTAACGCGTACTCTCTTTGTAATCTTTGGTACTCAGTCTCGTTGTTTATCCTCATCCACTCTTCGTAGTGCTTGTCGTAATCGGGTATAAACCAGTTGTGTACTTTCCGCATAAGGATATTTAAAGATATTTTTCTAAGCGAAAACCTTTTGAGTCAAAGCATTCCACGTAGTCGGAATTGTTAGAATGTCTTATTGTTCCTTGTCCACACACAACATCGTAATCACTGTAGGCGAATGCTCGTTTGATCGTGACATCTATGTACTGTCCGTTGCCCACTCCCAGTGTGAGGAATGTCACATACCTGCCCTTGTCGCCTCGGAACACCCTGCCGTTGGCTATCATGCCAGCGAACTCCACTTTGTCTAGATACAACTCCCTGACATACATACCCGGCATAAATTCTTTCTGACTCCACCAACCATACTTCCTGTACTGGAACTCGGGGGTGTCCCAACGATCTGAGTTGCTTGGCGTGACAACATCTATTCCCACGCGCTTTGCTTCCGTCCTGTATACCCAACGCTTGTAAGATCCATGGCAGTGCTTCAAACATGACCGCCAGAACTTCTCCTTGTTGTGTGCTTTCTGATAAGCCAGTGCCCATATCAGTCTGCCCAGATTAACAGCGTGTGCCCTGCACAGACCAAATCCTGACAGTGATTGTAGCATCGTGATTATCTCGTCCTTGCGTGGATGGTCGCCGAGCCTTGATACAAATTCCATGATCCTTTCTTCGTTCTTCTTGGCGAAGGCACGTCTGTACATGTCTGCTTCGTACTTGTCTATGCCCAGCACCTCTGCGATCCTGTCTATGGCGTCGTCCTCGTACACTATGGTGTCACTCATACGCTCTCGGCTCCAGTCATGGAACATGGTGGCCTTCTTACGGCCAGACACCGCCACTGGCCTTATCAGTGCCGTGCCGAACACACAGTCCTTAACGCTCTTTGGTTTGATCGCCCTGAACAGTCTCCTCATGGCCGGGCTCTCTGCCTGTGTCACTCCCAGCACGTCTCCCCTGCACAAAAGTTCCGAAGTAGCGGAGTCCTCTTCGGGATAGTCTGTCAGTTTCCGTGTGGGGTCTATCTCTATGAGTTGCGACAAACCACGATTGGCTAAAATATCCACCTTCAGGTGTTCTAGGTCCTCCACCTCGTTCTTGTCTAACAGTATTTGATTCTCCGCCGTGAACAGGCTCTTTGGTAGTTGTCTTTGAAACATCAGTATTCCTCCGCAGTGTTTTGATATGCATCTCTTCTTGCCTTTCAGTTTGTTTTCGATACGTTTGGCCTCCTTTGTGTCGATGCCTAACGAATCGTATGTGAACCTGCGGGGTAGGTTGCCCTTGACTCCAAGTCGCTTGGCCGCTTCACGTCGCGCTGACTTATCCTTGTAGAGCACGTAGTTGGATATCCTAGCACTGCGTCCCGGCCACTTCTTGAAGATCCTCTTCATGACCTCTTCCTGTTTGTGGTGGGGAAAATCTATGTCCACATCGGGAAGGTCGTCTCGATTGGGGTTGAGGAATCTAGCCACTGGTATGTCCCACTCCACTGGGTCCACATCCGTTATGCCCAATAGGTAACAGACCAATGACGATCCAGCGCTACCACGTGTCATGTGTGGTATGTCTCGGGTCATTGCTATGATGTCACATATTTGTATGAAGTAGTCTACGAAACGTAGTTGAAGGATGATGCGAGTCTCCTCGGCTAGCCTATGCGTGTATTCTTCTGTGCCTGGACATTGCCTGATG